GGATTACATCAATGATGCAAGGCATCGGGTAGTCCGCGATACAGGTTGCTTACGAGCTATTCTTACAGGTAATACAACAACGTCTGTTGAAACGTTTGATATTACGACGCTAACGCTTCCAAGTTACGCTGATCAAATACTAGATGTCATCAACGTTAACTTGTACTGGGGCAATACTCGCATCCCGCTTCGGTACATGTCATGGTCGCAGTTCAATGCTGAGTTGAGGTTCTGGCAAAACTATACGGGAAGACCGATTGCTTTTACTAGATACGCTCAAAGCACGATTTACTTAGGCCCAGTGCCTGATCAAGTTTATGTCATGGAGTTCGACACTATCGTTTTGCCGGTAGCATTGACTTCTGACTCTCAAACCGAACCAATTTTAGAGCCTTATACCTCTCCTGTGGCGTTTTACGCTGCTTATAAGGCAAAATACAAGGAACAATCCTACGGCGAAGCAGAGATATTTAATGCTGAATACAAGAAACAACTCTTGGCAGCAATCAACTCTAGCTTTACTCGTCGTTTGCCCACACCCTATTCTGTACCGTACTAATTATGGCTGCTGTTGAGCAAAAGAAGTCCTACCATGTAACGAAGGATTTCAAAGGGCTTAACACCAAAGCCAACCGTACGGCCATCCGTGAGGATGAATTTGCATGGCTTGAAAATGTCATGCCGGTTGGGTACTCCAACCTTAAAGTCATTCCTAAAGAAAAGCGCGTTACTTATACAGGTACGAACTTTACTTGGGGTGGCACAGTGCATTACATGTCTGCTGCCAATATCAATGGCATTGCTTACATGTTTGCTTTCTTTACTGATGGAGGTGCGCAATATGTCAGTTTGGAAACCCCTACCGCGCCGGTCACGCTGGCTAGCTCAGGCACCTTCAGCGGCACTAGAACACAAATCAGTCAATGGAAGAATGAACGAGTCCTTATCATTGACACAACTTATGGCTACGCTACGTTCGACGGGACGAATCTCGTTCGGGTCGGTTCGGTCGCAACCGTTACGGTCACAGCAGGTGGCAGTGGATATACCTCAGCGCCCATCGTAACGTTTTCTACGCCTAATGATACGGGTGGTATACAAGCGACAGCGACTGCAACGGTTACGGCTAATGCTGTTACTGCCATTACGATTGGTGAGTATGGAACGGGTTATACCAGCGCACCAACTGTTTATATCGGCACGGCAGGCGCAGTAGCATGGGCATCAACTACCGCTTTTCAAAAAGGAAGGCTCCTATCGTCTGGCGGTAATTATTACTACGTCACAGTTGGTGGAACGACAAGCTCAACAGCACCAACGCATACAAGCGGTTCTGCTGCAAACGGTACATGCACCTTGCTTTATGTTGCAGACCCTAATGGCGCTGGTTCGGCAGCAACAGCAACGGCTACCGCAATTAACCAGACCGGCACTTGTATCCAGTCGTTTTCAGGAAGGGTGTGGATTGCTGACGGAAGAACGGTCTACTACACCGCATCAGATAGCTACAACGATTTCACGAGCATTTCTGCTGGCAACATCACGCTTGTCGATGCAACGCTCTACGGTGACATCACGCAGATTATTGCTGCTAATAACTTTCTGTATGTATTTGGCGAATCATCGATTAACGTCTTTTCGGATGTTCGAGTCAACACCCTGGGTGAAACGCTTTTTACCAATACCAACATTAGTGCATCCATTGGTACAGAGCTTTTTCTTGGTGTCTTTGCTTACTTTCGTAGCATTCTGTTTATCAACCGCTATGGCGTGTATGCACTGGTAGGTGCTACAACCACTAAAATTAGTGACGCACTAGATGGCATATTTCCTAATATTGACTTCACTTCTACAGTCACCGGATGTCAGACGCTCATCTATAACATTCTAGTATCGTCATGGAACGTCAGATACAACGATAACGGCACCTACCGCAGAGTTCAGCTTGTATTCTTTGATCGCAAGTGGTTTATTAGTTCACAGGGCGCTCTCACACATATCAATTCATCCCCTGTTAATGGGTTGATCAATGTTTATGGTGTGCAGTCAGACGGTTCTTTTTACCAGTTGTATGATGATCAAACGTCTAATATCAACACTGAAATCGTCACAGCACTTTGGCCTTTAACCGATCCAATACGAACAAAACAAGCCTTAAAGATTGGTGTTGAGGCAACGATTAGTGCTAACAGTGTAGGAACCATACAAGCTACGGTTGATTCTGAAAACGCCTCTTCGCCTGTGATTACGCTGACAAATGGCGTGTTTTGGGTTAATAACTTCTTGCAAACCATTACTTGGACGAATAATTCAAGCCAAACGGTTGCATGGACACCTACAGGTTATGCGTTATACAAATATGACGCACAGCAATACGGTAAGTATTTAGGATTTACGGTCACATCCGTGTCGCCTGCCTTTACTTACAATGGATTTCAGCTAGAGCATGAATTAAGAGTGAGGTTCTAATGACTAAGCCAGTTACTATCCCAAATACCTTTGCTACAGCAACGACTGCTATTCCTTTGTCAAATCTGGATGCAGACTTTTCAACCGTTGCTACGGCAATGAATGATGCAAACACTTATAGTAACTACGCACCAGATACAGGCTCTGCTAATGCTTATGTCGTTACGCTAACAGGCGTTAGCACAACGTACTCTGCTGGTCTTCGTATTCAGTTTAAGGCTGGCAATGCCAATACCACGGCATCAACGCTTAATGTCAATGCGCAGGGTGCTAAGAACATTACCTACCAAGATGCGTCTGCTATTGCATCAGGAACCATTGCGGCTAATTCAATCGTCGATGTGATGTATGACGGTACGCAGTTCTTGCTTATGAATGACCCAGCAGGTGGTACGGGCGGTGACGTTGTTGGCCCAGCATTGGCTACAGACAATGCCATCGTACGATTCGATGGTGCGACGGGTAAGTTAATTCAAAACTCCGTCGTTACGATTGCTGACTCTACGGGTGATATTTCAGGCGTAGGGCAATTAAACGCTACGACGGTTGATACGACAAACATTGAAGTCACCAACATCAAAGCCAAGGATGGCACAGCAGCAGCGACGATTGCTGATTCTACGGGTGTGGTGACGGTAACGGCTGCGCCGGTAATGACTGCTTTAACAGCTTCTCAAGCCGTATTCACGACTGCTGGTAAAGCACTAACAAGCAACGCCATTACGGGTACGGGTAACGTGGTGATGTCGGCTTCACCGACACTGACGGGAACGATTAGCGCAGCAGCGGCTACGCTATCAGGCAACCTGACCCTCTCCGGCGGCACTGCCAACGGCGTGTTGTATCTGGATGGCAGCAAGGTAGCGACGAGTGGTAGTGCGCTGACGTTTGATGGGACGAAGGTAAGTCTGCCGACAACGCTTGCAATCAAAGGCGCTCAAAATGGAAATACTGCCAAGATTGCGATGACCCGCACTGATGCCTCTTACAGCATCAATAACGAAACTGACCTGCGTTTCTACGGGCAAACCACAGACACAGAGTCACCTGCAAATATTCTGCACGCCATGAACACTGGTGGCACTTTTGTTTGGAACAACGGCTCTGGTACAGAACAAATGCGCCTCACCTCCACAGGGCTGGGGATTGGGACGAGTTCGCCTGCTTGTAAGTTGGATGTTGTAAAACCATCTGCTGGCATCACGGCAAGATTTACAGATGGCGATGGCATTACAGACATCTATGGCTATGGCTTAGAAATCACACGAGGCATAGCATACATTAAAGGAAGTGGTGCTTTGCATCTTGGCTCTGCGGCTGGATATTCTGCGGTAGTCCTCGACTCCTCCGGCAACCTCGGCTTGGGGGTTACGCCGAGTGCTTGGTATGCGTCAGGTGGATATAAAGCATTGCAAGTAGGTAACGCAAGTTTGTTAGGTCGTAACTCAACAAACTCTGAGTTGTATTTAGGCTCCAATGTATATGACAACAGTTCTGGCAGCACAACTTACATAACTAGCAACTATGCAACTCGTTACACACAAAACAATGGTGTTCACGCTTGGTTAACCGCAGCTTCTGGCACAGCAGGCAATGCCATCACCTTCACGCAGGCGCTCACATTAGACGCAAACCGAAACCTGCTGTTGAATGGGACAACCGCAGGCACTTCGTCTGTCGGTACTTTTGCAATCTTCAACGGTACGGCCCCAACAGGATCAGTCACTAACGGGTGCATTCTTTACGCCGAAGACGTTTCATCTAGCAGTGAACTTAAAGTAAGGGACGAAGCAGGCAACGTCACCACGTTGTCACCACATAATTTTTCTCTCATACCTGAAGGCCCGTCTGAAGACATGGCGTGGTCATATTATTCCGAGCGTGATGGAAGGCGTATCAACATTGATATGCTGAAGGCTATTCGCCTACTTGAAAAAATTAGCGGTGAACAACTGGTGTACGAAGCATGATTACCCAACAAATGATTGCCGATTGTTTTGAGTACCGTGACGGGTACTTGTACTGGAAAGGCGTAAGCCATCCAAACAAACAGTATCTGTTGAACAAGCCTGCTGGTTCAATCCACAAGACCGGCTATCGTCACATTACATGGCAAGGCAAGCCACAAAAAGCGCATCGCTTGATATTTATGCTGCATCATGGATATACGCCGCAGGAAGTTGACCACATTAACGGCGACAGGGCTGACAACAGGATTGAAAACTTGAGAGCCGCAAACCGTAGTGAGAACCAATGCAATCGTGGTGCTTTGGCAAACAATACATCGGGATACCCTAATGTTTCTTGGCATAAGAAAAGCAAGGCATGGCTTGTCAGGGTGATGAAAAATGGCAAGACCAAAGTAAATATTTATGTCAAAGACCTTGAACTAGCAGGATTGGTTGCATTAGAAGCACGATCTCTTTATCACGGCAAATTCGCTCAACTTGAAGGAACCCAACCATGACTACGTTTAACTGGGTTGTGACAGCCCTTAATTGTCTACCCAACGCCCCTGAAGGTCAGGATTACGTCATCAATGTTCACTACACGTGCAACGGCACTGATGGCACTTACAACGCCTCGGTCTACTCAACTTGCTCACTACCCGTGACGCAGGGGACGAGCTTCATCCCCTATCAAGACCTCACTTTAGACATCGTGCTTGGCTGGATTTGGGCTAATGGTGTCGATAAAGCTGCAACCGAGGCGGCAGTGCAGACGCAGATAGACAATCTTATCGACCCGCCGGTGGTCACGCCCCCGATTCCTTGGAGCCAAGCATGAACCCTGTACAGATCAAATTAGAGCTTACGCTGGATGAAGTTAATGCAGTGATGGGCGCACTAGGAAACATGCCCTATGCTCAGATCGCACCATTGGTGGAGAAGATCAAAGAACAAGCGGTTCCTCAACTGCCCGTGCCAGCTCCGCAGGAAGTTAAAACCGAGGTGTAATAATTATGACCACCCAAGCCTTTAATCAGCAGGGTAATACGCAGACGTTTACTGCTGCGGTTACACCGCCTAGTCCTGTTCAGGTGGCAAGCTCTACAGGTGCTGCCAATCAATATCGTGTCATTAATACAGGGCAGGTTACGGTGTTTATGGGTGTGGGTACAACAAGCGCTTTAGCAACGACCAATGCAACATCAACCATGCCTTCCCGTGCCATACCGTTATTGCCTGGTACGGATGAGATTCTGACTTTTACGCCGGATGCGTACTTTACAGGCATGACTGCATCAAGCACAGCAATTGTATACATCACACCAGGAACAGGTAGTTAGCCATGTTAAAAACTGTCTCCTCGATTGTTAATGCGATTGGTGCGCTTAATTATGCGGGCACTTGGAATGCTGCAACCAATACGCCGACACTGACATCAAGCGTTGGAAACAAGGGAGACTATTACGTTGTTTCAGTGGCTGGCACTACAAATCTCAATGGCGAGACTTTGTGGGGTGTTGGCGATTGGGCTGTCTTTAATGGTGCAGTCTGGCAAAAAGTAGACGGTGGCAGTACAGGTAATTTTACGACGATTGATGTGTCAATATTAGCGACACTTGCCAATGTCAACTTAACAAACACTACGTCTGCGTTAGCAACGTTTGCTACTGATTCGCTTCCGCTTGTTCCTGAAGGCTACATCACGGTACAGATTGGTGGTGTAAACAAGAAGATTCCTTATTACGGCGTGTAGCAGTGAATCTTGAAAGCCTGTCTAATGTTGAGTTTGGTGACGTAGATGGGTTGCGCATTTTGATCTTTGAAAACGCACAGCAACATCAAACATTTTTTCTACAATTGTTAGATCAAGACATTGTTATTCCTAAGTATCCTTTGGGTGATGCTGATCTTGATGATTTAGATGATTGGCTATGGTCGCATTACCAAGAACATGAGGCGCTTGCCAATCGGTTAAGTCTTGAGAATCCGTTTGATTTGTTTGACACGGACTGGAACCAAGAAGATGATTTTTATGAATGGTTGCAGGGGCATTTGAGCGTGCATCAATCCATTATCAATCGTTTAGGGCTTTGACATGGGTATTCCAGCGCTTGTATATCTTGACTTCAATGCTTTTGTTAACTTATCGCCTAAAGATAAAGTTTTGCAGTTTAATGCTGCTGGAACAACCGTAGAGGAATTAGAGGCATTTGGAGTACCACAATCTGATATTGATTCTTTATTTAGTCTAGGGTTTAAGCCACCAGAGCCTGCTAGAACCATACAGCAAGAAACTATATATAGGCAGCCAGAACCAGAACCTATTTATTACGAACCAGAGCCAGTCTATAGCCAGCCTGAACCGGAGCCTGAACCGCAACCTGTTTACACGCCGCCACCCACTCCTCCTGCCCCAGTCTATAACGTCTTTGGTTTATCGTGGGATTCAGGTTCTTCACTAGGTACGAAGCAAGGTTACATCACTACGTTATTGAATCAAGGCATTACGCCTGATCAGATCAAAGCAAAGATTGCAGAGATTGATCCTAGTAGCGCAACGCAAGAAAACTTTGATTTACTTGGCATTCCAAAACCACCGCCCGCCCAGCCTCCGTCACCACCTTCAAGTACCGTTGCTTCATCTATTGAACCTGTACCTCAAGTTGTCTCAACCCCTTTGTCATCACAACAGCAATTGCAGCAAGCTATACAAAATGCAAGGTATGAGATTGCTGGAGAACAAGGAAATGAAACCGCATACAACGATATTGTTTTTAATGGAAAGACTTATGCGGTAATTAACCCAGAGACAATTGTAAGAAAAGCGGATGACCAAAGCGGTTTATTTGGAAAGCAAACAAGGTACGAATACTTAGACCCTGCCACAGGTGAAACAATCATTGATGTGCAGGTAGATGGCGGTACATTGCAGGCGGTAATGCCAATTATTCTTGCAATTGGTACCGCTGCGTTTCCTGGTGTTGCACAAGCCATAGGTTCGGCTTTAGGTGCGACTGGAGCTACTGCTACTGCTGTTGGTAATGCAGTTATCAACGCTTCAGTTAGTGTTGCTTCTGGAGCTGACCCAATAACAGCAATTAAAAACTCAGCTATCAATTTAGGTATTGGCGAGCTTGCTAGTGGACTTACTAATAACTCATTGGTTAATAACGTCATTAAATCAGGAGCAACCGCTGCGCTTACAGGTGGGGACGTTGGCAACGCCATAATCAATTCTGTAATTGCTAATGGCGCTCAGCAAACATTGTCTGGAGCTTCGCTTACTGGCGATACAGCCTTAGATAGTGGTCTTGTTTCTGCTGCAACTAGTGCAATACAAGCAGCCGCTACAGGCGGTGATGTTGCGCAATCTGCCGTTTCTGGTTTTATAAGCGGTTCTAGCGCCGCGATAAATAAACCTCAAACACCATCAACAGTGCCAGCAACATCAACCACAATTGGTGGCGCTACTGGCAATGATGTTGTCACAGGCGGCGCAACAACAGGTGGTCTTGGATCAACAGTAGATGTTGGCATGGACACTACGCCTGGTGCTACAGCCAATGATGATGTGCTCGGCATCGTTGCGCAAGAACAAATAGCAGATCAGGCGGCAGCGGTTAACACAGCCTTGCAGTCATCAACACCTATTTCTGTAGCTGAAGCGCAGGCAAGAGAACTGATTCCTTTGTTTGAACAATACAGAGGTCAAAACGGTACGGTTTACTTGCGTGATGTTAATACTGGAAAGATCACGCAGGTCTTGCCAACAGGTGAGGTAACTGAACTGGCAAGCGGTGGTGGTATCTATCTTGACCAAGCGCAAACCATTGGTGCTGTAGAAGGTATTCCTGCCAATGCTGCTTACCAGGGTGTGCTGTATACCGGCGATCCAAAACTTATTGGTGCGAGACTCACTGCTAATGATGTTGCATCGCTAGCAACAAGTACAGAGCGTGACCCAAACATATTGCCCGTAGGTAACTTGGTTACTACTCGAAACGCTGACGGTACGGTAACGCAGCGTGACAAGGTGACTGGTGACACGGCTACGTTCAATGCGCAAGGCCAGATTGTTGACCAGAACAAGAGCCTTTATACACGAGCCAATGAAGTAGCTAATGCTGTAACAGGTACGGCGCAAGCCGGTCTTGGTGAGCTTGGTGCTGCATTGGCAGCAACGGCTCAACAGTTAGGCGCTGATTCGCAAAGCACGATTGATGCGTTTAAGAACATACAAACGTCTGGCGAATTGATGCGGCCAGAGACAGTCAATCAACAATCGCAAGCGTTTGTAGATGAGATTTATCGCGTTGCAAGCAATCCAAATGCAACAGCCGCTGAGATTGGTCGAGCCATTGCAAACGCTGCAATTAACAATCCCGCTGGTGCTGCTGCCATCCTTGGTTCTGAGCTGATTCAAGAGCTTCCTTCGTTGTTGTTGCCTGGTGGAAGGGTTGCTCAATTCTTGGGTTCGATGGCACTTAATGCTGCTGAATCTGCTGGCGCACAAGCCTTGCAAAAGATTGATGAGCTTAAGGCTGCTAATCCAGGCATGTCTCCACAAGAGTTAGCAAGACTTGCAAGACAAGATGCTGGCGTTGCAGGCGCTGTAACGGCTGCTATAGGTTTGATACCAGGTGCTAACAATGTCATCGCAAGGACATTGCTTGAACCGGCAACCGAAGCGCTTGAAGAAGGTTTGATTGAATACATAACGTCTGGTGACGTTAACGCCGCAAAAGGTAAGGCGGTTCTTGGTGCGGTTATTGGCGGCAAGACTGCTGCTGCTATTAATACGGGCGAAGAACTAGCAACGGCTGCTGAACAACGGTTTGGCACATCGATGCTTAATACGGGTGCTGCAACCACCATTACACCTTCTGGTTCAGTGACCGTAACTGCTGGCCGTGATACGTCTGGTGTAAACGTCAATCCAGAGGTTGATCTAACGCCAGAAAATCTTGGTACGTTAGATGTTGGGCCTGTTGATGTATCAACGTTGATTGGCGGTGTTGTTGTTGCTGTTGATCCTGTTACACAACAAGCGTCGGTAATGGATGCTGACGGTAATTTGATGATCGTTCCTGCTGGCAATCTTGTTGCAGGACAGTCAACGCAAGTAGCACCTGCAACAATTATTTCAACGCAACCATCAGTGGTTAACGCACCAACTACAGTTGCAGATACAGCAACATCAACAAAAGACAACCAAGGAAACATTCAAGATACAGGTACACGCACTATTACAAGCACTAGTGATGCTTCTAACGCTGGTACAACAACGGATGCAAGTCAAACAACAAATGCTGTTAATGCGGCAAACGCGCGTATCAATAGCTTGGCAACTCAAACAGGGCTTCCCGCTTTTAGAATTGCATCGCTAGTAAATGGCGGAAGTTCTGATGCGGACATTGTTGCGCTTGCAAAAAAAATACCAGGTTCTTTGTTGTATGTTGCCCCAGTTAACAATGTCACTGGTTCAACTACTGCTTCCGGTATAGTTATAAATAACAACAATGATGGCACATCAACGGTATTGCAAAATGATGGAAATATTTCTGTTGTACCTTCCGTTGACGCAAAAACTGGAACTAGTTTAACAATTGGTTCTCAAGTCGCTGTTGATACAACAAACAATACAGCAACGGCTACTGGTACACAGACTGCCACTCAAACTGGAACCCAAACTCAAACGGGTACGCAGACTGGGACTCAGACACAAACACAAGCTCAACCAGAAGTTGTTACTGAGCCTGAAGTTACTCCAACTCCTGAGGTAACACCTCAGCCGGAAATTACACCGACTCCTGAAGTGACACCACAGCCAGAAGTTACTCCAGAACCTGAGATTACGCCGCAACCTGAAGTTGTAACGCAGCCGGAAATTGTTACTGAACCTGAGATTACGCCTCAGATCAATACAGAAGAACCTGAGCCACCGCCACCGCCACCGCCTGAAGAGCCTACACCAGAAGATCAATTGCTCTCTTCAATTATCATAGAAATGGAACAACAAACACCTCCTGGTTCTCAGCCTCCTGAAGATATTGAACCGCCGCTTTATGAGCCTCCACCGTCGATTATTGAGACTCCGGCTATTGACGTAGAAGAACCCTTGGTTATAAGTCCTCGTGTTGCAAGAAGGCCAACACCGCC